GAGCGGGAATGACTCAAGCTGGAGTCATGGCTTACAGAAGAAAAAATCCTGGAAGCAAATTAAAAACAGCAGTCACTGAAGATAAACCAGGACCAAAAAGAGCAGCAAGAAGAAAATCATTTTGTGCTAGAAGTGCTGGACAAATGAAGATGTTTCCAAAAGCAGCAAAAGACCCTAATTCTAGACTAAGACAAGCTAGAAGAAGATGGAAGTGCTAGAAAAAATTTACTGGTCTATTTTAGAAATAGTCTTGTATGTTATAATGGCAGTATTGTTTTTAACAACAATCTTAATAATAGGAGCGAAAACAATGTTTGATAAATACTTTATGAAATTTTTAGAGGCAATTGATAATTTTTTTAATAAAATTTGGAAGTGGTTTAAGCGAAAAAAGTAATGAACGGAAATACTTGTAAACATTGTGACCATGATTGTCACTGTGAAGCCGACAAGATAAAAGCAGAACACTATTCTCCATTAATGGAGTTATGTGGTTGTGAAAAATGTGAGCATGAAATTTTAAGTGACGAAGGAGAGTGCTTATCATGCCAATAAGGGAGGGTAATAGGATGAACTATTATTTTACGGGTTGGTTAATTATTGGAATGTTGTGGTTGGCTTATTGTGGTGGCCCTCAATGAAAAAACCATTAACGATATCGGAAGAGGCATCCGTGCAGATGCCAATGAAGACGGTTGCCAGTTTGATCGCGCTTGTCGCAATAGGAACGTGGGCCTATTTTGGTTTAATTGAAACACAGAATCAACATCATACTAGACTGCAATTAATGGAATCTGATGTTCAAGATAACACAGAGTTTAGAATTAAATGGCCAAGAGGTTTGATGGGTTCGTTGCCCGCTGATTCTGAGCAGTTCATGCTTATCGAAGATTTGTATAAACAAGTAGAAAAAATGCAACAAACACAAGAAATGAACATGACAAACAAAGTTAATATAGAATTTTTAATGAAACAATTAGATAAGGCTCAAAAAGATATAGAAAAATTAAAAGACAAACAACGGGAGTTTGCTAATGGAAACGGTAATTACTAGTGTAGTTGCTCTCTGTATGTTTATAGCAGGTGAGCTAAAAGAACATAGAATACAACAATCAATGAGTGATTGTTTGAAAGGGAAAAGACTTGCAGAACGTGATATAAATGTTAATGTTCAGTATATGTGCGGGAAGGTAGAAGCAGAACTTGAATCAAACATTGATGGATCAAAGTCTATTAAAAAAATTACTACAGCGAAATGAACCTTTCCCGAAATTTCACTCTTCAAGAGCTAATTAAATCGGATACTGCTGTACGATTAGGGGTGGATAACAATCCTAATGCCAATCAAATTGAAAAATTAAAATTACTGTGTGAAAATATTCTTCAACCCGTACGGGATCACTTTGGGCCTGTGACCGTGACCAGTGGATTTCGTACCCCAGACCTATGTCTTAAAATAGGTAGCTCAATTACTAGCCAACATTGTAAAGCTGAGGCTTGTGATTTTGAATGCCCAGGAAAAGATAATGCTGAAGTTGCCGATTGGATTTATAAGAACCTTGATTTTGATCAAATGATTTTAGAATTTTATGTTCCAGGAGAACCTAACAGTGGATGGGTACATTGCAGCTATGTTAGTGAAAAAGGTAGAAAACAATTCTTGAGAGCTTTTAAAGAAGATGGTAGAACTAAATACAAACCAATTATAGGAAAAGCAGTAGATTTAGTATGAGTGTAGTGAAAAAAAATATTGTTATTCCTTTTTCAGAATGGTTTTTACACTTCGAAGATTTACAATTAAATAATGATCTAATTGTAAATGAACTTAAAAATTTAACATATGATTCTTGTGAGAATAATTTAAATATTCAAAATATTATTAAATCTTATATGTCAAAAAATACAAATATTTTTTCAACACTAACAAATGGAAATTTAATTAAACAAAAATTTAAAGATATAATTAAAGAGGGAATTAAAGATGTTGGAATAAATCAAGATTTTGATATTCAATCAAATTGGTCTACCTTAGTTAAAAATAAAGGTTTTTCAGAAATTCACTACCATGCCAATTATTGGTTAAGCGCTGTATACTATCCATCAGGAACTTTAGAAGATAATATTAAAATAGAGTTTTTCAGACCACAAATTTTACCATGGGATGTAAATAATAAAGATACTGATAGTTTCTTTTTAAATAATTTTTGTAGGGTAAATATAAAAAAAGGTGATTTAATAGTTTTTCCCAGTTATTTAAGACATAGAGTATTTTATTATTTTGGAGACTTAGATAGGTATTCAATTGCAATGAATATTCATCCTATTGGAAAAATTGGTAGAAATGATAGTATAATTACGTTTTAAACTTAAATTATTTAAAAAAGGACTTAATTAATTATGGCAATATCTAGAGGTCAAATGACAAAACAAATCGATGGTCAATTAAGAGGGGCTAGAAAAAAGAAAGCTCCAAAAGGTTATCATTACATGCCTAACGGTAGATTAATGAAAGACAGTGCCCACAAGAAAAAGAAATCAAATAGCTAAAAACCTAAGGTCTTCAAAGTTTAGGCAAAAAGTGGTACAATCCAAGAAGCTATACAACCGTCAAAAGGAGAAGTTACAATGCCGTTGAACAAGCGTGGTAAGAAAATAATGAAGTCTATGAAAGAACAATATGGCTCTAAAAAAGGAGAGAACGTATTCTATGCTTCTCTTAACAAAGGTAAGATAAAAGGTGTTGAAAAAAGATTATTAGGCGGTCTCTTAGTAAAAGGTATGAGACAATTAGTTAAATCAAAACCCTACCAAGCTGCAAGAAAAACAACAATGGAGAAGACTGCAGAAGCTTATAAAAAAAGTATAGCGGACAGAAATAAACCAAGAGCTATCAAAGAAGCTGAGAAAGATACAAAGTTTATGAGAGGTCTACAAAAATTAGATTCCTCTAGAGTCAAAGGAGAAAAGCTGATGGACATGTCACAATTTCTAATAAAAGAAGCAAGATCATCTGGAAGAAGAGATATGACAAAAGTAGGAAGAGGTTTAAGACGTGCCTCATATGCTTATTTAAAAAATATTAATAGCAAAGCAAAAGCAATGATTCAAAGAAAACATTCTAAAAGAGGATTAAATTAATGGCAACATCAGGAACTACATCTTTTAATTTAAACATTGATGACGTAATTACAGAAGGCTATGAAAGATGTGGCCTTGTAAGTAATTCTGGATATGATATGCGTTCAGCTAGACGTAGTCTAGATTTATTGTTTGCTGAATGGGGTAATAGAGGTATTCATTTATGGAAAACAGAATTGAATGAAATAGCTTTAGTTTCTGGTCAGGCAAATTACACTGTAGACTCTGATGTTAATGATGTCTTAGAAGCCTATGTATCATCAACCGCTGCTGCAGGTAATAACATCAATACTCAAGATGTTTCATTAACCAAAATTGATAGATCAGCATATGCTGCTTTACCAAATAAATTAGCTACAGGACAACCATCACAATATTATGTAGATAGACAAACTACTCCTATAATTTACTTATACCAAGCACCTGATTTAAATACTTATACAACTTTAAAATTTTACGTAATTAAAAGAATTGAAGATGCTGGAGCTTACACAAATGATGCTGATGTTGCATACAGATTTTTACCATGCATGTGTGCAGGACTTGCTTATTATTTAGCAATGAAAAAAGCACCAGGATTAGTACAACAAAACAAGTTAATTTATGAGGATGAATTGAAAAGAGCACTAGATGAAGATGGTCAAAGAACATCTACATATATAACTCCACAATCTTTTTATCCTAATGGAGTTTAATAATGGCTAAATGGGCAACAGGTAAAAGATCACTAGCAATATCTGATAGATCAGGTATGGCATTTCCATATACTGAAATGGTTAAAGAATGGAATGGATCTTTAGTGCATTATTCTGAGTTTGAACCTAAGCACCCTCAAATTAGAAGAAAAAGAATTGTTGCAGATGCCATAGCATTACAAAATAGTAGAGCTCAAAAATTTCAACAACCGACTAATATTGACGGTGTCTATGCGGATTCGGGTGGTTCTATGGTTGGTGTTGCTGATTTAACATTACCTGGTGACTTTGCTTATATAACACAAGGTCAAACTGTAATGGTACCTGCAGACCCATCTTTGCAAAATAGAAGAAGAGAATTATTAACGGCCTTAGGTCAAATAACAGTGAGTATAACGTAATGGCTATAACTTATGCAAATTTTTTAACAAAAGTAAGAGACTACACAGAAGTAAGTAGTTCTGTTTTAACTGATGCTATTATACAAGGTTTTATTAGATCTGTAGAATTGGATGTTGCTGGTAAAGTTGATTATGATGATCTTAGAAAATATTCAACATCTACATTTACCTCAGGTAATAGATATGTAAGTTTACCTGCAGATCTAACAATAATGAGGTCAGTACAAATGATTAATGGCTCAACAAGAACTTTTTTAGAAAAAAGAGATACAAGTTTTATTTCTGAATATAATAATAATGCGGCTACAGGTGAACCTAAATATTGGGCTAATTGGGATGATTTTAATATACTTGTAGCACCTATACCTAATTCTGCATATACTGTGCAAATAAATTACATTACAGATCCACCACAATTTACAGTTAGTAATAATACGTTCTTATCTACATATCAAGAATCAATGTTATTACATGGGGTGTTAACAGAGGCCTTTAGTTATTTAAAAGGTCCGGTGGATATGTACAACTTGTATAAAAGCAAGTATGATGAAGAAGTACAAAATTTTGCTCTTCAACAAATGGGGAGAAGAAGACGTGCAGAATACGATGATGGGGTACCTAGAATACAGATACCTTCACCATCGCCAAATACATTATTAAAATAAGGAGAATAATTATGGCAATAACAACTAATGCAATTTGCAATTCATTTAAAAAGCAATTGATGGGTGGTGAGCATGATTTTGATAGCGCAGGTGGAGATACATTCAAATTAGCAATGTATGTTTCAACTGCTACATTAGGAGCATCAACTACTAACTATTCATCATCTGGCGAAGTAACTTCACCATCAGGATACTCTGCAGGTGGAAAAGCTTTAGTTAACCAAGGTGTTAAAGTTTCATCAGGAGTCGCTATTACCGACTTTGCTGATTTATCTTTCACCGGAGTTACACTAACAGCTAGAGGAGCTTTGATTTATAATACAACAACTGATGGTGGTACAGGTACTACTGAAGCCGTTGCTGTTTTAGACTTCGGTGGAGACAAAACTGCAACATCGGGAACATTTACAATTCAATTCCCTGCATTCACTACTTCTGCTGCTATTTTAAGAATTAGCTAAGGAGTGTCACGTGTCATCATCACCTTGGGGATCCAATAACTGGGGCGAACAAGCCTGGGGTGATAATGGCATTGATGTAATCTTTGAAGGCTGGGGTATTGATTCTTGGGGAAGTGATCCTTGGGGAGAAACCGTTCGTACAACAGATGCTATAGCTACTAATATAGGCTCTGTTACAGTTGGCATTGGTCAATTAATAATTCCAACAGGTCAGCTATTAAACGCAAATGTTGGCCAAGTTACTAATACAGCTGATGCAAATATAAATGTAACTGGAATTGAATTAACCTCTTTCATAGGAGAAGAAGATACCGATGCTGATGCTGATGTCGATATTACCGGTCAATCTTTAAATTTAAATATAGATTCTGTTACAGTAACAGGAGCAGCTAATATTAATGTTACTGGAATAGAAGCTCAAATTTCTGTCGGACAAGTTACAAATATAGGTAATGCTAATATTGATGTAACTGGAATAGAAGCTCAAATTTCTGTCGGACAAGTTACAAATATAGGTAATGCTAATATTGATATTACTGGAACAGAAGCTCAAACTTTAGTAGGACAAGTTACAAATACAGCTAATGCTAATATTGATGTTACTGGAATAGAAGCCCAAACTTTAGTCGGCCAAGTTACAAATACAGCTAATGCTAATATTGATGTTACTGGAATAGAAGTTCAAACTTTAGTCGGCCAAGTTACAAATATAGGTAATGCTAATATTGATGTTACTGGTAATTTATTAAATACATTTATCGACCAAGTTATAAATACAGCTAATGCTAATATTGATGTTACTGGAACAGAAGCTCAAATTTCTGTCGGACAAGTTATAGAAAATATTGCTGTAGGTCCTATTTTAACAGGAATAGAAGCTCAAATTTCTGTCGGACAAGTTACAAATATAGGTAATGCTAATATTGATGTTACAGGAATAGGTTTAACATCTGAAATAGGTAATGAAAGTGTTACTGGAGATGCTAATGTGTCTGTAATAGGAATTACTTTAGATTCAGAAGTTGGTCAAGTAGACCCTTCTCCAGATGCAATGGTGACTGGAATAGGTATGACTGCAACTGTTGGTGTGGGAACTGTTGTTGTTGCAACTGCTAATATTGATGTCACTGGAATAGAAGCTCAAATTTCTGTCGGACAAGTTACAAATACAGCTAATGCTAATATTAACATTACTGGTAATTTATTAAATACATTTATCGACCAAGTTACAAATACAGCAGACGCTAATATTGATGTTACTGGAACAGAAGCTCAAACTTTAGTAGGACAAGTTACAAATATAGGTAATGCTAATATTGATGTTACTGGAGTAGAAATAACTTCAACTACAGGAATTATAGATCCTGGACCTGATGCAAACGTCACTGGAGTAGAAGCTCAAACTTTTGTTGGACAAGTAATAAATACAGCAGACGCTAATATTGATGTTACTGGTTCAGAAATAACTTTAAGTGTTGGACAAGTTACAAATACAGCTAATCCTAATATTGATGTTACTGGAGTAGAAGCTCAAACTTTTGTTGGACAAGTAATAAATACAGCAGACGCTAATATTGATATTACTGGTTCAGAAATAACTTCAACTACAGGAATTGTAGATCCTGGACCTGATGCAAACGTCACTGGAGTAGAAGCTCAAACTTTTGTTGGACAAGTAACAAGTGCAGCTAATGCTGATGTTGATGTTACAGGATCAGAAATAACTTCAACTACAGGAATTGTAGATCCTGGACCTGATGCTAACGTAACAGGAATAGAGTTAAATTTAAACGTTGAAGGAATAACAGTAGATTTAAACACTCCAGTTAATGTAATAGGTATTGCTGCAACATTAAGTATTAATGGAGTTACAGCACAAGCTGATGCAAATATAACAATAACTGGTATCAGTTTAACTTCAGCAATTGGTGATGAAACAGTAGACTTAAATACTCCAGTAGATGTTACCGGTATAGCTATGACAATGGCTATGGGTGAAGAGGATATTGATGCTGATGCTGATGTATCCGTTACTGGCCAATCTATGACTATGGCAGTTGGTTCAGTAGATGAAGTAGTAATAGCAGAGGTTACAGGACAACAGTTAACTACTAATATAGGCTCTGTCACAATTACGGCTTCAGCAGAGGTTAATTTAACAGGTATTTCAATGTCTACAAGCATTGGTTCTGTGGCTATTACAGCTTGGCAAGAGGTGGATCCAGGCGTTAATAATACATGGACTGAGATAAATACAGGAGCATCAAATAATTGGACTGAGGTTGATTTAGCAGCTTAATGATAGTAAAATAAACTTTTAATAGGAGAATTAAAATATGCCATCAAGTTATACTACAACACTTGGAATAGAATTAATGGTAACAGGCGAAAAGTCTGGTACATGGGGTGATATTACAAATACTAATTTAAACATCGTAGAACAATCTCAAGGATATTTATCAAAGTCAATTGCAGGAGGTGCACAAACTACTGCACTTACAATTACTGATGGAGCAACGACTTCTTCAGATGCAAGAAATTTAATTATAGAATTAACAGGAACTATAACTGGAAATCAAATTGTAACTGTTCCAGATGGAATTGAAAAAAGTTATATTTTTAAAAATAACACAACAGGAACTTTTACAGTTCAAGTTAAAACTGCTTCTGGAACTGGTTTTACTTTTGCTACTACAGACAAAGGAACAAGATTTGCATACGCAAACGGAACTGATTTAATTGATGTAAATGCTGCATTCACCACTATCAGTCAATTTACTTTACCTGCTTCTGATGGGACTAATGGCCAAGCCATTTTAACTAACGGATCAGGTACTTTAAGTTTTGGAGATGCAGGAATTGGAATTGGAAAGGCTATTGCAATGGCAATAGTTTTCGGATAATATAGGAGATAATTATGGCAAACCCAAATATAGTAAACGTA